GTTGCAAATGCAATAATACTTTCCATTTATTCCACTCCTTATTCAAAAATAAAAGCCGACACATAAGTGCCGACTTAAAAGAATGCAGCCGCAAAACCGATTGACGCTACTATTACGCCAAAAATACCAGTTATCACTGCTCCTACAACTGTTGCGCTATAATCTTTTTTCTTTTTAATCACTTCGCTAACAGTTTCGAGTTGTCTACTATGATCCTTTACTTGATACTCCATATCTGTGAATTTAGTTCCAAAACTGCCCATAGTTTCTGACAATTTTTCTAGGTGTTTTTCTGACTTCTTTTGACTTTCTAATGATTGTTCTTGTAAAACGCTTTGGCGTTCTACTTTTACAGATAAGTTGTTTAAAGCATCTGTATGTTTTCTATCAACTTTATCTATCTTTTCATCAACCTTAATGTTGTTATCGAGCCATTCTGTACGTGTTACAAAACGGCTATCGTTTTCTGACAACTGCAGCACCCCCATAAAAACCTATTAAAATATTGATTGTGGTCAGCGTTGCAAATTGCAAAGGTGTCAACCAATTAATCGCATTATATATAGATGCCGAAGTCATTAAAAAATAGAAGATACCGTTTCCAGTACCTCCTATTAAGCATAGATAATTAAATTTATTATTGATATGTTGCTTAGGTAAAAAGAAAGGTGCAATGATGATGAGTATACTAAAAATCATACCCATTACACCCCACATCCAAATTGGCATAATCTGATGAAGCGCCATATAAAAATCGCTATCATCTAATACGTCATTTTGTTCTTTCGTCCAAAAGAACCCTCGCTCAAACATCATCAAACCTACACCAAGCATAAGGATAGAAAACATTTTATACGTTGTTTCGTTGTCTTTCACATTCTCAACTCCCTTGTACAAATTTAAAAGCCACAATCTACTCTGACTGTGGCTTGCTTAATTCTTGATTTTCTCTATAAAGTTTTTCAATTTGAACTTGAAGATTGATGATGATTTCATTTTGGTCATCAATTTGTTTCTTTTGTAATGCTATTTTTATATCTTTATCATCAACTTTTTTATTTTCCATTTTCTAGCACCTCTATTTTTTCATTTAATTGTTGTATCGCTCTGAATGCCCATGTAATCATTGTGTATAAATTAATGCCATCATCATTTACTAACTCATTTGGCGTTTTGTAATTTGCACCAATGATAAGGCCATTCTTAAGCTTTTTTTCTTCATCTGATTTATAGTTATAGGAATATAATTCGGTATCATTAATGATTTTACTCAATACATCATCTTGCAATTTTTGAACATTCTCAATATAATCTTCTCTTGCTGCATTATTAAAGTCTGATGCTTTAATAGGTTTATAAGCATAATTACTATTAACAACTTGTAATGCTCCACTCACTAATGTATAAAGATTGCTTTTTGCATTGTTTTCAAATACTAAACCTGTATTACTTTGATTATTAGTATTATAAACAAGGAAACCTTTCATATCTGTACCATTAGAACTATTTGAGAAAATAAATTTGTTCATGTTACTGTTCACTTGTGCCATAGGTGTGATACTTATAGAAGCGTTCTTACTTTCTATATCAATAACATCATAAGCATCTAAAATCACTTTATTACTATCAGATCTTAATGCAACAACACCAGTATTAGAATTTAATGTAACGCCTCTTGCGTTAGAATAAGTATCATCGAAAAATTGTAATGTCCCCGATTTGTTAGTCTGATCACCATCAATGTAAGTAGAAATACCAAAATCAGCTAAGTAAAGCGATTGATTATATTTAGTATTTTTTAAATTAAGATATCCATCTTTTAATTGAGTATATATATTATTTGATGTTGTTTTATTTTGCCATGTCCGTTGATAAGAACCATAAGATGATAGATAGTTAGACGCTATTTTTGTATAACTATCATTGTTACCACCTTTAATATCAACTAAATTAGTATCTATAGTACCTAATGAAATCACGTCAGCATTAATACCTTGAGCAGTTAAAACGTTTTTAGAAGTATTTCCACCATCTTTAGAAACGTAAATTCCTAGATTATTATAAGTTATAACATTATTTGTATTCTGCTTATCTTGTGAATGGATACCTTTATTATCAAAAACGAGTTCAGAGGTAACGCTTTGAACTTTCTTGACTGATGCTTGACTTGTAGCACTCATGGAACTGTTAGGTAAAGTTTTTTTGCCTGAAATCACATCACTGATTGTAGATACAGCAGTATTAAAATTAGAATTGTATTCATCTGCCATTGATTTATTACCAAATGTTAATTTTGTTTCTACTAACACTTCATCTCTAATGAAAGTTCGTTCTATTTTAATAACACGTACTTCTAAATCTAATCCTATACGATCATCTACCAAAAATACTCGATCGCCTAAATAAGCGTGTGAATATGTGTAACCTTGGTCGATTAAAGCTGCAACGTTAGCTGAAAATGAAATATTTAAACTATTATCTACTGTTTCTTTCATTTTTTGTATTAAAATTTCTTCTTTTTTGATACGTCCATCTTTAACAGGTGGTGCAACTCTATTACCTAGTAATTTAGCTAATGGATGTATATATGGGTTGTTTTTCATGGTTTTAGGATTTAGTTTTGCTTTTTTAGTTACGTCTGCTGTCTCATCTTCTTCATCATCTGGATAGTCACCATAACCTTCGATATAAGTATATAATTCGCTTGCGTCTACTTCTTTGCTAATATCATCAGAATTCAAATGGTATTGGTATCGAAAGTTACTATCCACTCCTATTTTATCGTGGAAATACATTACGCGACCTTTTACAGAAATTTCGTATTCATATCGTTCTATAAATGTTTTTAATACTTCTAATTTAGTAGCACCTTCGCCTAATCCTTCGAAACGTTTTGAATTCCTGTGCACAACTAAATAATAAGTGAATGGCGTTTTATCAAAAATTAAGTTCATAGCTTCAGTTACAGTTAATGAAGCATCTATTCGTTCTATAATTCTAGTTGAATTAAGATAGTCTAATATATATAAAATAGCTACACAAGTGATTTTTAATTTATCTCCATGACCAGTCATTGTGCTTGATATAATTCTATATTCATTTTCACCAAAACCTATGACCCACATATTTAAGTCATCTTTTTTATCTAAAAAATGTTTATTAACATTAGTGTATTCAATCTCAACATCTATTCGTTCATCTCCATTAATTTCTTGTTCATGTTGGACTAAACCCTCCATCATATATTCGTTACCATCTAAATCTCTTATATACATTTACTCACCTCACAAATAAAAAGGTTAGCCATTTAGCTAACCTAATTTCTACACATTACTAACAAGACCTAAATTTCTTAATGCAACAATAACCGAATTAAGTTGATTGATGATATCTTCTTGTGATGCACTTGTAACGATAGTGCCAATTTTACTAGGTTGTTTAATCGGCGTAGCACCATAAAACCCTAATTTTTGTGCTGGTGCTGTACCTATTCTTGAACCCGTACTAGCCCCAAAACTTAAATCTTTACCTTCTGCTAGCATCATTCCGCTTGCAATCATTCTTACAGTAGCAACGCCTTTGGAAACAAATTGAATTTGTCCGTTTGTTATTCTATAAAAACCAGTAGTTGAGTCATTTGTAAAGGCGTATGAAGGACTGTTATAAGTCCCATCTTCATACAATGTTTTAGGGTTATATCCCCCACAATTAATATACTGTGTATCTGTCATATAATCAGTAAATTTTCTATATGCAGTAGTATCCTCATCATATGTTACATTAATTAATTTCGTTCGTTGCGCCTTGATAATTGTTGGTTGGTAAACATTATCAACTTGTATACTTTCAAATTGATTATCTCTCGCGTTATAACTAGGATATCCTGTACCTTGAGAGTTAGAAGTACAAGAAAATCCAGTACGTGGTCCAGAAATTTTACAATTACGTGCTAAATTACGAACACCACCAACCATTGCAAAACCTAGGTTTTCTGTTAATCTATCTAATTTTGCATATAAGCCATCAAGTATACAATCGTAATTTTCTTCATCCCATTCAGTAGAATGAGAAGTACGATCGTCAAAGTAAACGCCTGTCCACATTTTTCCTACTGCTGTTACATTCATATATTTACAGCGTCTATTACCTCTGAACATCCAACCACCTGAACCTAAAGTATTTTCAGGTATTGAACAATCAATAAATGTAGGATTATTAATTAATAAATCATGATTTCCATTACGTGCCATAATACCACTTTCGCCATTTCTAATCGTTACATTGTCTATCAATCCAAATCGTGTTAACTCGCATTTAATCGGATGTACTTCACTAGGCGCTCCACCTATGATACGATTCCCATCAATTTGAACATCTTTTATCACTGGATTTGTAGTCCCAATTGAGATGTCAACATCTGAAAGCATTAAAGGAATTGTATCGACTACGGTAACTTTATTATTTTTTACACTGTCCACTGTTGTATAAAAACGAGTAGCTAAAGCGATAGATGTATCGCTTGAATAACTTGACGGAGTAGTTCCGTATATCCCTCTGACTACACCTTGTAATTCGTTGTTTTGTACCCCTGTATAACTTATAATCTCGCCACCAATGATCATAACACCACTATTAACTAGACCTTCTGCATTTTTCAACACGATACCTGTGGTTTGTTTATCAGAAATTCCATTTATAATTTGTGTATTTTGGCTTGTGTGCGCTCCTCTTGCAGCTCGTATAGCAAGCACACTACCTTTTTCCACTTTTGATAAATCATTTAAGGCGATTGTTTTCTTGTCGTCAAGAACACTACCTGTTGTGTTATAAATTTCAGTTCTGATAATATCTGGCGCAATCCCATCTGGGTGTTTTAAAGTTACGCCTTTACCAGCTAATGTAACATGGCTTTTCAACACTAACCCTTTTACTGTATAAATACCTGGTTTTAAAACTATTTCACCGCCACCAATGCTGTAGGCTTCGTCAATAGCCTTTTGGATAGCGTCTCGATTTGTTTGCCATGATGCATTTTCTGAAAGTCCATAATTAACAGGGTCAATTCCGGTACTTTCTTCAATATTATTTAATCTTTCGCTCAATAGTTTATATGTTCCTCTAGCTTGAATAACTTCTGCGTTTGTATCACCTGTATTTGTAATAATATCGTTTAATTGTTTTTGAACATCAACGTTTTTTTGATTGATATTGTTTGCTTTTTTTAAAATATCATTCGCAAAACTTTTTAAATCTGAAGCTATTAAATAATCATCAAAAAGTTGCACAAAATTATCGTTAATTTTTATTAAGTTGTCTCTATCCCATAATGAGGTAATAATATTTCTCCCCATATATATCACTCCTATTTATATAAGTATCTAAAGTCAAAGTTGATTTCAGAAAATGTCCCATTACTTATTTTTATTTTATTTTCCCCTGGTTTTAATTTGATAAAAGCACGGTTAGTATCTCTTAATCGGTTATCATCTGCCACTGTTATTACGGGACCATTTAAAACAAGATTTTGATTATTTACTTCTTTATTAAAAATGAAACGATCGCCTGTATTTAGATTTTCTATTGTAAAATTACCTTTGGTAGTTAAATTTTGGACTTCGATTTTTAAATACATATTTCGATAATCAATCGTAGTGTTTCCACCATTCCAAACTGTAAAATTATTGTCTGTAAAAGAATAATTAGGATAATCAATATTTAATCCATCTGCTAATCCGAATTGTTCAACAATTGAAGTGAAGCTATTCTTTTCAACATCTTGCGTTGTATATTTTGATTGCCAAAATGGTAATGTGATAGTTGTAGTTGTTACATCTAACGTTGAATACCAATATCCATATCTTTCTGGAATGTAAGAATTGTCAATTGCTATCTTTAACATTCGTGTAGGTAATTTTTCATCAATCACATAAAGTGAATTATAAGTACCTAAAATATTGTATAATTCATCTCTCATTAAACGATAATCAAATGTATCATTATAGTGTTCCATTTGAAATTTTAAAGTAACTTCCCTGTTTTTATAGTCAATACCATAATAAACATCTCCAGGAATACCTTTGATACTTTCTGAATACCTTTCCCGTTCAATACTTGATACTAAAAAATCCAGTGGCGTAACGCCAACTGGATAATCAATTTTTTTCATATTTGGATTATACAAAGAAAATGTCATTTTAATCACTTCCTTATCGTCTTGCCATTAAATGCGTTTTAGCATGTAATGCGTTATTAAAATTATTCATTCTAGTCATTTCTTTACTACTAGGGAAATAATTTTTATCTCTAATTTCTTGGTTAGATTGATTGATATCATTATTAACATTAAGTAATGCATCCATTTTACCTAAAATCGCTTTTAATAAAGCATTTTGTTCTTTAATATCGGTATTCTCGGTTTGCAAACGTCTTAATTCTGCTTTTTCTATACTTTCTTGTTGTTGTTTCTCTCTAATACCATCTGCAAAGCGAGAAATGGCTTCGTATACTGCCGATTGAGTACGATTGAAGATATCGCTATTAATGACACGTTCAATAGCAGCGATTGATACATCATTAGGTATGATTTGTTCGCCACCTCGTAAATTCATGATTTCTCCACCTTTTTCAAACACAGTAGCATAACCTTTACGAGCATTATTTGTTCCTGTGGCATATTTCTTACGACTACCAGTTGGACCCCAACCAGTTAAGCCACTAGCCATTCGACGTTTCCAGTAAGATAGGTTAGCACGCCAATCTGTATTATTGAAGAAAGCAAGTAATTGATCATAACCGTTTCTAATATTTTTATGTCCTTTAATTGCGTAGCTGTTAAATGAGCCTGGTGTGTATTGTAGTAAACCTTGTGCTTCATTACCGCCACTGTTTACATCATGGATTTGTTGAGTAACTCCAGCATTACCGCTACTTTCTGTTTGGATAAGTCGAGCAACATCATTCACATCAGCATTAGATACTCGCACACCAATCGCTTTAGCAGCACGTCTAATATCAGGTTTCCAAGCACTTGCAGCTTTGTTTACGCCACCACCACTTTTAGCTGCTTGTTTAGCCCATGTTAATGGGTTTACACTATCTGGATGGTTGTTTAAATATCCTTTTCCCTTGTTAACTTGCCAATGTAAATGGGAGCCGAACGAGTTACCTGTATTACCCACTAATCCGATGATTTGACCTTGATGAACTCTGTCGCCGGTTTTTACTTTACGTTTAGACTGATGCATGAAAATATGTGTATATTTTTGTCCGTCCCAAATTTGAGTTTCATTACCGCCAGATGGCTGGTTAGGTGAGAACCATGATTGAATTACTTTACCGTCTATCGGCGAAGGGATAGGTGTACCTGTCGGCGCACCATAGTCAATACCTGCATGTCCTGAAGGTGTCCATCCTCTTGTCATATGGAATGGTGCTTTAGTGTATGGATTATATCCTCCACCGCCACTAAATTCATCTTCTAACCAACCATCAATCAAGTTTTTAGCTGCTTCTTTTAATTTTCCAAACATAGCTTTCATTAAGTTGTATGGTATTTCTGCGCTTTTAGCAATTCCGAACGCATCCATGTTTACTCCGAACGCCCCAAGCACTTTATTAAGTAATTTACCAGGTTTACCAACCCAATCAGCTATATCTCCAACCTTATCTGATAGCCACTTAGTGCCTTTTCCTACTGCACCTTTAATTTGAGAAAGCTTTTCGCTTCCCCATTCTTTAGCTTGTTTAGTTTTATCACCAATACTATCCATAGCATTGTGTTTTAGTTTTTTTGCACTATTAAAGAACTTGCCTGCAGTTTCTCCTACTGCTTGGAATAATTTTTTCTTAGTACCACTAGCGAAACGAGGTATAGTTCCAGTATTGAACATAGGTGTCATACCGTTACTTAACATAGCATGTGTTTGTGCGCCGTTAAGAATACGAGTACCTTTAGACAATGGCATAGTTGTATCTTTAGCTGGAGTTATAAATGGTTTACCTTTAGGCGGTATGATTGTTTCGTGTCTAAAACCACCTGGTCCATTACCTTTACCTTTATCCCCAACAGTTGCGATAGTACCTCGGTTTAATTTACCGTTAGTCACATAGTTTTGTGTATGAGTGCTTTCTGTACCTGTGTGTAACTTGATTTTAGGTAAGTCTTTCATGCCTAATTTACCAGCTACCCAGTTCACACCATCGATTAATTTATTCAAACCATTTTTAACCGAGTTAACCATACCACCGATATGGCTTTTAATCTTGCCAATGATAGATTTCAAGCCATCACGCATATTAGTGAACGTACCACGTACTTTGGACCACAACGCTTTCGAAATATCGACGACTGAATTTTTCATCCCTCGCCATGTGGACTTGGTACCACTAGATATTTTTGACATTGTGTTGTGTGTGCCTGATTTCATCTTAGACCACGTATTTTTGACGCCGTTCCATAAAGATTTTGCTAAATCAGTAACTTTATTTTTAATAGAACGCCACGTATTAACGAGCCAATTCTTTAATTTACTAAAAATATTCTTGGTGCTTGACCATAAATTGTTAAATGTATTTTTAACACTCGAATATAAAGACTTAGCAAGTTTTACGACACTATTTTTTAGTGAGCGCCATGTGTTGATTGCCCAATTTTTCAATTTATTAAAAATGTTTTTCGTACTAGACCACAAACTATTAAAGGCACTTTTTACACCTGTGTAGATTGCTTTTGCTAATTTTACAATACCGTTTTTGAGCGCTCTCCAATTGTTTAAAGCCCAATTCTTGAGGGTGGTAAATGTCTTTTTAGTAGCATTCCATAAAGAATTAAAGGCTGCTTTGGCACCTACGTACAATAATTTTGCTAATGCAACGACCTTATTTTTAATAGAGGTCCATGTAGATATTATCCATGAGCGTAATGTTCCAAAGATTTTACGGACACCCGTATTTAATAACCGTACTGCGCCTAAAACACCATTTTTAATAGTGTTCCAAGTTTTTATACTTATATTTTTAATGAAATTCCATAAATTTATGAAGAAACTACGTAAACCGTTAAAAGTTGCCTTACTTGTAGCTATCCACAAGCGAATTATTGTTAGCACACCATTTTTAATTCCATTCCATGCGCTAATTGCAACACTTTTTATACCATTCCATAAGTTACTAAAGAATGTGCTTAAACCTCTAAATGTTGCCATACTTGTAGACACCCAAAGTCTAATAATCGTTATTACACCAGTCTTTAAAGCGTTCCAAATGGCTAACGATGCATTTTTAATACCTGTAAAAATGCCTGTAACTACCATTTTTAAAGCTTGAATTGGGTTTTGTATCGCAAATTTAATACCGTTCCATGTAGCACTTGCAATAGCTTTCATGCCATTCCAAATTGCAATTGATCCGTTCTTAATTACGTTCCAAATATTGATGATATATGGCTTTAAAAAGCCGAAAACAGAGATAGCCGTATTCTTGATAGCGTTCCACGCATTGATAACAAAGTTACGGAACGTTTCATTGTTTTTCCACAGATAAATGATACCTGCAACTAATGCACCTATAACTGTGATAGCTATACCAATTGGGCCTGTCATAAATCTAATAGCTAAACCTAACCCTTTAGTCGCTAATGCTGCGCCTTTAGTTACTAACGCCCATGTTTTAGTCGCTACCGTTGCAATTTTAGTTTGTAATGCTTGACGTTTCAATCCTAACGTTGCAAATGCACCTGTTGCACCAAATAATTTTTGCGCGCCCGTGACGGCTAGTAATGCGCCACGCATACCACTAAGCGCACCTTTAATTAAGAATAAAGGTTTTAAAAATAGTAGTAATGCACCACCACCGGCAACAATGCTACCAATTAATTGACCGATAACAGGGTGTGTATTCATCATGCTAGACATCCAACCAGTAATAGCGTTTGTAACACTTAATGTTACGGCACCAACTGGAGCCATACCTTTGATAAGCCCCCACAGAATACCAGTAATATTTTTAATTAAAGTCCAAACTTTCGGGCCATTCGTTTCTAAATACTGTACAAACTGTTGAAACCCGTCAGAACGTTTTAACTCTGCACTCCAGTTTTTAAAACCTTCCGTTACACTTTCAATTCCGAGCAAAACGTTGTGGGAATGGCCACTAAAAGCACTGAATAAATTAAAAATACCTCCAAATACGTTACCGAAAATACGGCCAACAATTGGAAGGTTAGTTTTTGTATATTCTATGAAATTGTTAATTGCTCGTGAGCCTTCTACACTGTTAGCCCAACGTCTAAATGATAATGCCATATTTTCAAAGCCCTTAGATGCCCACACAAATAATGGACTTAGCTTATTAAATACGGCAACCGTACCGTCTACGAAGTGGAAGGCACCATTTAATAAATGACCGAATGCTTGCGTTCCTTGTGTATTTAAGATATTGAATGCGTTTTTTACATTATTCGAAGTATTAACCCAATTTAATAATCGGCTACTGAAACGTTCAATTTGACCTGCTGTTGTAGTTAAAAACAGGTTGAGTTGAGAGAGTGCTGTTTTTGCCATATTAATACCATTCGTCATAGTATTAAATATCTTAGCTTGATTTTGCGCGATTAAACCTTCCCACTGCGTTTTTAAACTAGCTAATGATTGTTGGTATCTTGCCGTTTCAGATGTGATTGAGAGTGTGCCGTCTTCTAACATTTTTAGTGCGTATGTTGCTTGACCTGTAAATGCTTTAACTGCACCTAATGCAATCGCATATGAGCCACCCATACCAATCGCAGCACCACTTAAAGCAGTAACCATACCACCAACGCCAGCACCTGCACTAACAACTGAACCCATGATAGGCACTAAGTTAGTGAACTGTGTAGCCATAACCTCACCGACAACGCCCTGTGTAACTTCACCCACACTACGCAGTGTAGTGGCGATACGGTCCATGCTATCTCTAGAGCCTGCAAAACCTGCACGCATTAATTTACTTGTCAAAGCTACTTTAGTTTGTGACCTAGCCACTTCATCTAATTCTTTTGACAGTTCATCTGCTCTACTTTGCGCAACTTCTAATGCTACTGCTTCTTTGTACATTTCTCTTTGTAATTTTTCGGCTTCGTTACTATCTTTTCCTTGAGCATGTGCTACTTCTTCGTATCTTTGTTTTAAACTTTCTAAAACTGCTTTATGTTGAGTAATCGTAGCGTTAGTATGGTTCAATTGATTTTGATAGCTTTCAACTGATCTATTACTATTTTTTAATTTAACAGTATTCACTTCTAGAGCATTGTTATAGCTTTCTAATCGTCTTTTAGCTTCTGCTAAAGTGATGTTAGTTTGCGAGTTGGCCAGTCGATATTCATCATATTGTTTAGTTGCTTGGTTAATTTGAGCGTCTAATGAAGTGAATGCTGTTCGTTGCTTGTCGATTTCGCTCTTTAATTGTTTGGCTTGTTGCGAAGATGTACCCTGGATAGCTGTAACTTTCTTATATTCATCTTCTAACTCATTAATCACATTCTTTTGCTTTGTTTGAATGTTGGTTAATTGTTGTAGGTGTGTTTTATAGTCATCTGTCTCTTGTGACGACGCTTTAAAACTTGTACTACTTTGTTTTAACTCGTTAGATAATGAATTAACTTTATTTTTAGTATCGTCAATGAACTTTTCGGTTGCTTTTATAGATTGAGAGAGTTCAGAGTTTTCATTCTTAACATCTTCGAATTCATTTTTAACTTTTGATAAAGTGACTTCTAGTTGACTGTACGAAAGACGTTCTTTTTCAATCTCACTACTTAATTTTTTCGCCTCTCGGCTGTTCTCGCCTTTTAGATCAGATACAATTTTTAAATTATCTTCTAATTCTTTGATTGCATTTTCGCTTTTAGTGAGTGATGTGGATAAACTATCGATATGCTTTTCATAATCGCTTGTTGCTTTGCTAGACTTTTGGAATTCTGCCTCGTTTAATTTAACTTCGTTTCTTAAACTGTTTAATTTACCTTTAATGTCATCAGATGTTTTACCAAACGTTTTACTAGCGACTTGAACGTCTTTGAGTTCTTTCGTATAACTATTTAATTGGTTCTGCGCCTTTTTATAAGCACCGTCTGCTTGTTGCAGTTTGATACGTTGCTCATCAGTAGCTTTGCCACTTTTAGCCATTTCATCTTTGACATCTTGTAATGCCTTTTTACGTCTAGCAAGTAACCCCTCTTGCGCCTTTATAGCACGACCTAAGTCGCCCTCCATATTCGCAAGTTGTTCTGCGCTCATCTCATTTTGTTTAAACTCTTTACGTTGCTCACGTAGTGATTTATTAATACCTTTTAATTGTCGTTCTAAGGTTTTAGATGAGGCTTTGAGGGGGTCGACATCCATAGACACCTCTGCACCTAAATTAAAATCTGCCATTGTCCCACCTCCTTATTCATTAAATTAATGCCATCATTTGTTCAGGACTTAACGCTCCTGCTTTCGCCACTTTAGAAGCCTTACGCTTACGTTTCTTCGTATTGAAGTATTTATCGAAATCTTCCATAACAATTGCGTCAACTTCATGTGGTTTGTACTGTGCGTCCTCAATGAAATGACGGTAAACTAAATAAATATCTTCGACTATTTCGTCTGCTGTTTTGTCTTTGTTGTAGTCGCTTTTTTCTTTGGCTTTCCCGCGTCATTACTAGCAAAGATTTTGCTATAAGTATCTGGTAAACTGTTTTCTACTTCTAAACCATCAAACACTTCATCAATCGTGAATTGGTTGTCGAATACTTTAACTAATAAATTGGCGAACTCATCGTAAATCTCGAAATCTTCATCGTTGCCTTCTTCTTTGATTTGTTCATTTAGTTCTTCTGATTTATTTAAGAACTCTTTATACTCATCTGTTGCTTCTAGTTCGTCTAGTTCTTGATATAATTTTTCTGCTTCTTCATCTGTTTCTACATCTGCTAATTTATTCTCTACTTTTTCAATTTTATTTAAGATTGAACGATGTTTACGGTATAAGTTTTGTAACTCGCCGATTGTACTAAAACCTGTTTGTAATTTTTGTTCGAACTCTGCTTGTGCTTTAACTGCACCTAAATTCAATTTATCTTTAACAAATGTTTTGTTTTTACCATCGATTTTTAAGATTACTTTAGCCATTTAGTATTGCTCCTTTATTAGTTATTTTTGTATACAAAAATAGGCGACCTATTACAGTCGCCTTAAATCATTTATGCAGCTGGTGTATTGTCAGCAGTCGTCACTGCATCATCACCATGAATTGCTTTATAGAAATCTTCTTCGTTGAAATCTGGATCAGCACTATGAATACGTGCAAATACTAATTTATCGTTATCACGTTGTACGAATGAGCCTTCCATTTCTACTTGGTCTTGTTGCTCTGGACTATCTTCCATAGTAGATGCACTTGTATTAGGAATATTGAAGTTACCACGAGTTAAACCGTAGTAGATGAATGAGCCATCGTTACAACGGTACTTCCATGATGCTGATAAATAAGGTGGCACTAAGTCAGATGTGTATAATTCCATGCCTTTATCAACTTTAACACCTAAGAATTGCTCACGCTCTGATTTGTTTAGTTCCATTACATTAGCAGTTAATGTTGCACCAGTAATACCACTGAATAAGTTTAATTTTTTAACTCCGTCTGCGTATACTGGTTCGTTACCTTGTTCTAATTCTAATTCGATTTCTTGTAAACCTGGAATGTCTGTTAAAGGTCCTGCTTCATAACCGTTACCTGCTTGACGACGTGCTTTAAAACCTTCACATGTAATTGCTACTTTTTTATCTGCCATTATTAATTACTCCTTTACTGGTAAAATTATTTCGTATTCATTCATTTGATTAAAAAGGCCGAGTTCCTTATCTTTCGAAAGGTCTCGGCTTATCACTCTGCCATTGCGTTTTTTGATAATGTCGTTCACATACTCGCTTACTGTGTAAGTAGTATTGATATCATTACCAAACATTTCAATGGCAAATAAAAAGCGATAGTATTCACTATCGCCATCTCTATATATTGTGTTTTGTAATAATATTTCTGTAATTCTTACTAAAGGTGTGTATTCTGCTTTTTGATAGTTTTCAGGAATTTCAAAATTAAATATTTTAGGTTGCTTACTAGAATTGAGTAATCTCTCTAACTCTTTATCGCTTTTTAGCCATGAATATACACGTACAATAGGATGTCTAGTCAATATCAACCATATTCCTTACTGCTTCTTTATATATTGCGAGAATTGGTGCTTTACTCATTTCTAATGAACGTCGCATAAAGTGTTGTGGTGGTTGTCCCATAGAACGATTAGAGGGACGAGTACCGACATCTGGGAAGTGAATATACCAACCAGCATCTTTACGTTTACGACCTTTATCAAAACCAACTGTTTTAGTTGGATTAAGTTCATCACGACTAAAATTAGAGATTTTTAATACCTCTACTGCATGTGTCGAATGAGTTTGTCGCTTGTGTACTGGTGTATTAGCTTCAATGTTATCTTTATAGAGTTTTGCAGCCTTTGTTACTGCCTGTTTTGATTGCTTTTCACTATTGATAACTAATTTTCTGATTTTATCTGATATATCCTTATCACTGTCGTAACGTTGTTTAGCCATTACTCTACCACCTCACATTTCAACATTTGACGTTCTAAATCTTGTAAGTCTGTTTCAATATATTTAATCTTGTATTCTTTTCCTTTGAATTCAACTATCATATCTGACTGTATATCAGCCTTTTGTCTATAACGGATAATAAAATCGATTGTTCCTTTTCTTGCCTCTAGGCCCATTTCTCTAAATTCTTTTATTGTAGTTTTTGACACTTCGCAATAAGGGGTAGCAATCAACTTCTTATCTGTTACATAGATACCTTCATCATTGACTGTTTCAGTTTGGTCATAAATCTTTATTCGATGTTTGAGCCTTCCGATTTCCATAAAGCATACGCTCCTCTCAAACTTTGAATAAGCGCTAGTGATGAAGGTGCTACATTGTGCTTAGCGAATTGACTTGTAGTTGATCTATTCTCATAGTGGTGGCCAACTTGGTTAATCACAGCTAAGTTATAAAGCGCATTACCTTTATAAAAGGCGTTTGCTTTGCCATAACCACTTACAGCGCCCTGTATTTCTTGTTCAGACGCTTGTATCAACCCTTCAATTTCGTCATCATCGAAATCATGGTCAACTCTAAGACGATTTTTGACTTCTTCTAGTTCTAAAGTAAGCATTTAACCACCTACTTTTTATCTTTATTATCAATACGTTCTAAGAAAGGTCCTTCATAGCCTTTATCTGATAAAGTTTTCTCAATTTCTTCTGAACGTTTGACAGTCATCTCAACTTTTTCATTTTTGATTAGTTTTTTTTCTAACTCTAAATCTTTATAAGGTTTTAACACTTTGAATTTAGCCATTATTTAGCCTCCTTTTATGCTTCTGGTGAGCCAGTGCCTAAGTCTCCAGCTGTACCTGTGTAAGTTAAGAAACGACCTGCTTCTTCTACACCTTTTAAAACGTCAAAACGCATGTAAGTTGCTAATACTTGGCCATAGATTTCGTTTTCAATCCATTTAACAGATGCTTGTTTTCTATCCGCAAAGAAAATAGCGTAATTTAAATCGCCAATAAATGCTTTTTTATCTCCTTTAGTACCAAATAATTCATCTTTAACAATGAATACAGGACGATTAAATAAAGTTGTACCTGAAGCACTTGTAATATCTTGTTTTAATAAATATTGCCCGTTTTTATCTTTAAGTGTATCTAAAGCTTGATAGAATGATTGAGATACAACTAATGAAAGATTGTATGCTGGATCAATATCAACATTGATAATAGCTTTAATATCGTCTAAGTTTGCAGTATCTACTGCTTCAAATGTTTTCATAACGTCTACAATAGCTTTGTTTGTAGTGTTTACTGCTTGACGTTCATTGTTCTTAGCTACAATTTTCGCTAAGTTTGCTTCGCTATCATCTAAACTTTCTTGAGATACTGGAATTTGTCCACGATATGTTTTCACTCTGTAATCAATATCTGTGAATTTAGGACGTGCTAATTCTGGGTTTTTTTCTAATTCTTCAACTGCAATCATTGTTTCTTGTGCAGGATTTAAGATTGGATGAGAACCTGCAGCAGTTGTGACTGGTTGAACATTTACGAATTTTTTAAGGTCAACTACCGTTTCTGGTAATTCTTCTGGCACATATTTAATATCTTCTGGAATTAAAGGTTGTGCATCGACTGATTTAACGTTGTCACGTTTAGCCCCTTTTGATTTGATGTAATCTACAAAGCCTTGTGCTTCGTCAGATAACTTGCTTTGTTTGTTTTCAATAATCTGTCTTGTCATTGAGCGTTTGCCTCCTAGTTTCTTTTTATCTTCTAATTCTTCATCAGTTGGATTTTCAACTTCTTCTTTAACTTCAACTTTTTCTGGTTGTTCTTTCTTCTCTGTTACTTCCACATCTTTACTTTCAGCATCTGGTTTATCGTTTTTCACTTCTGTTTCTGTTTTCTCAGTAGATGCTGATTTGTCGGAATTACTTGAGATTTTTTCTTCTGATTGAACAGCGTCAGCAATTTCTTTTTGTTCATTGTAAGTTGCTTTAGCTTGTTCAATTTCTTCTTTTAACTTTCTAGCAGTTTCTACATCTCCATCTGCGACTGCTTTTTGCGCTTGGTCAATTAAATCATTAATCGACTTCGCTTGTTCGTCTAATGTAGCCATTAGCTTCACTCCTTTAATTTATTTATTAAAATTCGGCATAAAAAATAGCCTACGTATCTACACGTAAGCTTTCTAAGTCGAACTCTAATTTATATTTTTCTAACTCTTTAAATTTGTCGAGACCTTTAGCACGTTGTCCTACAACAACAGATGTATCTCGATACGCTGGTAGAGTAACAATACTTACTTCTAGTAATTCATCAATCGTGTTAATCGTTTGTACATATTCACCGTTAATCTTTGACCATGTTCTTGCAGTATCGTCGTTAATAGGGAGTGTATAAAAAAAGCTGCATTGGTTTACATTACCTGCTTTGATATTTTCGTAAATATCTCTTGCATAGCTTGTATTAGGTAAGAAGCATTTGAAATAAAGACCTTTGTCGTCAACAGTTAGTTCTAACGTATTTGCTAATGTACGACCAACGATTTGATTATAATCATGATTGATTAAACACTTAACATCTGTTACATCTACCTGACTTAGTGCAGTCGGACTTATAATTTCTTTAAACCCTCCTAAGTCATCGCTTAATGTGTCAAAAATAATTGCATAACCTTCTACTACCATTTCTTCATCAGTAGTTGTTTCAATCTGACTGTATGCCACCCGGTTCATCACCTCCTTTATTGAGGTTATCTATATTCTTCTGAACTTTACTATCTTGATAAGCTGATAAATCTTTTAAGAATATAGTATTTAAATCAGCGAGTGGCTCACTGCCATTTTCTACTGGTTTGAAGCCGAATTGCGCTCTTGCTTCATCTAACGTAATAATTTTCTTAGTAAACAATTGTGTAACACGTTCGAGTTTTACTTCAGGATCACTATCAATTAAACGCGTTACATCATAATCAAGTGTTACTTCATATGGTGCTTGTGCAAATAACTTTTCTTCTATTTCTGCATTCATCATTGAGAAAATTGGATATAACGTACTTCTGTAATATTCAATACCACTGTCTTTTAAAGAAGTGTTCACAGTTTCGATACCTAGTTTAGACAACGGCAAACCAAACGCTTTAGCAACCTGTTGGGTACTAAATTTATAGCTATTTAAAAAGTTCAACACTTCGGTTGGTACTTTTAATCTGTCAAAAGTCATTGTGTCATCTAGCATAACTAAACCGTTATTATTCTTTAATTGACTGTTTTCAAAATTTTGTCTGATTATCGCTAATTCTTCATCAGAATAACGACCATCTTCATATTTAAGTATTGCAGTAGAAGTACCACCATTTTTAAAGAACTCATCTAAGAATTTCTTACTTCCCATTGAAATGCCAATTTCATTAGCTAGAGCAAATAAAGGACTATAACCGTTAAATCCGTCCATTGAAAACATTCTAAAATGAAGTACATCTTCTGTATCAAAACGGACATGACCGTCACGTTCATCAATGTAATTGTACTTAATTTTATCGTCTATTTGTTCAATAGATACTGCGCTGTTTTGCATGTGATAAAGTTCTATTGGTTGTCCTTTATCATCTCTTACAATTTCAACGTATGAGTTACCATTTAAAAGCATGTTAGCCACAATAATGTATTTGAAGTGCCATGCATCGAGATATGGATTAGGTCGTCTATTAAGTAGTTTGAGTATTTTCTTATCGTCATCTAGATAGCTATCTTTATCATTGAATTGAATACTTGTACTAGCTATGTCTTTAGAGATAATATCAATTGCAGTAAATACATCACTGTTCCTTAATGAACTAATGCCATTCCATGTAATATCACCTAAACCGTTTGCTTCTGTAATCATCCTTAGTGTGCTTCTATCAACTGTTACTTCATTACTACGTCTGAAACCATTAAAATTAAATACGCCCATTAACTATTTCCACCTCCTCCCTTAAAAGGTTGGTCAAGTGTTAATGCAAAGCCTGTCACAAGCAGTCCAACAACAATAAAGCCTAATGGCTTCCACGCTAAATATGCACCATATCCAATTAAGATAATGCCAATTAAGGTTAATAGTAAGATAATAATATTCTTTGCTATTTCCATACGTGCCACCTCCTTATATAAATACTGGTAATGCTCGTTTTTTTTCCCATTCATGCTCACTTGCTATAACGTATGCAAATATCGTACTCATTAATGGATCAATCTTTTCACGATTGAGTTTTTTCTCAATCATGACGCTATCATTCACATTCTTAGATACTGCATTTTTTACTGCGATATCGAGTAATGGATTTTTATGATGTTTAATTTGTTCGTCTATAACTTTTAATCTGAAATCAATGACTGGATTAGATAACGTCATAGCACCCTGACGTATTTCAATTAATTCATAACGCCAGTTTCGTTTTTCAATTTCTGCAATAAAACCATGAATAGCATGTGGATCATAACAAATAGCTTGAACATCTAAGTTGTTAGTTAAGATATATTTTTCAATGTAATCTAACACTTGATTACTGTTGATAATGCCACTTTGTAAGTCGGTGATTGTACAATAACCGTGTTGTGCCATTTGTCTGTAATCTATTAAGTCACGTTCGATTTTTGCTTGTAGTCCACCTTTAGTAGCAACAAACGAATGACTTGTCACAAAATATTGTTTCTTAACTTCATCTAAATGTATGAATGAAACTGCTGTTAAGTCATCAGCACGAGATAAGTCTAGTCCGATATATGTTTTAGTCCCTTTAATATCAAATTCAGTTTCGTTTTTCTTCCAGTCATTAAAATCTAGATAACTTTCTTCTGACGCTTGCATCCAATAATTAAAGTTTTTAACTAATACTCGGAACATCGTACCTTTTTTAACTGCTTCATCTACTCGTTTTTGTAAGAAATCTTCAATCTGTTCTTTTAGATCATCACTTTCGTTGATAAGCGGATTACTTTTGGCCCACATTGTTTTGTCTTGCCATTCTTCCTCGTTATCTTGTTCAAAGATTATTGCAAAATACTGTTCATCTCGATATGTGTCAGCGAGTATTTCTTTAGCATATGGCCATTCGTCCATATACATTGGCGCATTTAAGTTAAATCCTGCTGTTGAAATAATAAAAATTAAACTTTGCATCAAGTTAACTTGACCTGACTCGATAAGCTCTAGCATTTCATTTGTTTTTGCAGCATGATATTCATCTATAACAGCTAAAAATGGTTCAAAACCGTCAACTGCCCCTGTGTCACGAGAGAGAGGCATAACGTATGAGCCATCTTTGGTATGTTGTAGCAGTTCTCTGACTTTTTTAACGTCTTTTTTTAGTTCAGGTACTTGAGAGATGAAGTACATTAGTTGCTTAGCTACCATATTAAATACGATACTAGCTTGTTTCTTGTCGTTTGCAGCGCAAAATATTTGTCGCCCTTCAGCAGGCTCTCTATCAAACAAAAATGAGTAGAGCGTTAAACCACTTACTAAAAGCGATTTCCCACCTTTACGAGCCATTGAGATAAATGCTTTATTAAATCTTAGGTAATCATCTTCTTCAGTAAACCAACCTCTTACCATTGATACGATAAACTTCTGAAACAATGCGAGTTTATTAAATTTACCTTTTGTATCTGGCAACACTTCAATGAATTGGATAACTTTCTTTGCACGTTTAGGTTTATATACATAAGGAAACTCATCATCTTCAACACTTCGCTTAATATCTTTTAAATGACGAATACAAGCAAGTTGTGTATCTTTGCAAGTAATAAATGTGCCAGATAGAACCATGACACAGTATTTGTAAGCATCATCTTTATATTCATTAGGAATATCTAACAGTTTTTCATATTCTTTATTAATTTTTACGTTAGTCATCTTCATCAACACCAAATTTATTGTAAATTGATTGTTTTTGTTCATCAGGTGTAGGTACAACTAACTTCATTCGACTGTCAATCGTCATTCCTAATTGTCCACAGATTGATTTTAGTTCTTTTATTCCATCCATGTAAGTAAAGTATTGAGGTGTTCGCTTTGTACCTTCTTCATTCACTGTGCCGTGTTGCATAATATGACGATAAGCTTCATCTGTAAGTGATACTAATTGGCAGTAACGTTTGATACGATCATAATCAAGTTCTGCGATAGGTAATTGTTCGAGTAAAGGAATGATACGTTTCCACTCTTTTTTACCTTCTTTAGTTAAATCAGACGGAACACTCTTAACATCAATCTTATTAAATTGAGATAAACCATTTTCTTTAAGTTCTTGGTATTCTAATTCTTCTTTAGTTCTATGTCCTTGCTTTGTCGCATTCAATTTACGTGGTCTAGCCATTGAAACACCTCCATTTCGTTATTGAGTTTTGGGAATTTGGTCGCAAAAAAGTGATCGAGCGATTACGCCCTACGTGTATCAGACAGGGGGTATATCAAGCCCTCCCTTAAATTTTCGATACATTGTTCATCGTTTCCGTCTTTGCCCTCTATGGCTCTCTAAATGACACTCAGCACATACCGTTTCCAAGTTGTTTATATCTAATCGTTTTTCCCAATCATCTTTCAATTCAACAATATGATGAACGTAAAAACGTTGACCTTTTTTTACTGGATTAACGTAACCTTTTCTAAGACACGACTGACACAAATATTTATCTCGTAATAGCACTTGTTTACGCTTGTTTCTCCACTCTTTTGAATGATAGAACTCCATATACTTGCTATCCTTACCATATCTCGTGTGTGCGTTATACTGTCTGGCATTACGTTGCCTATTACGTTCCCTTTGTGCCTTGTACTCGCTCTCAGTCATTGTCTTTCTTCCTTGTCTAATCTTTGGTTGAATGAATGACAAATGATTTCACTTCTTTCAAGACAAAAAGAAAAGAACAAACAACAATGAAGTTGAATGTTCTTTCTGATTGTTTATTATCTAATAATATTTGATACTAACAATATATATTAATTATCTTCGCAATTAAACAATGTGAGAATTGCGATTAATCGAAATGAATAAAACCAATTCTCTTTGCAGTTTCTTCCATTAACTTTCTTCTCATCCTTAATACAGAATAAACTGAAATGACTTTATCATCTTCTCTTTGCTTAGTTAATTCATGAGCAATATCTTCCCATTCATGTATAAGTAAATCTTTGTCCCAATATCTATAATCAACTATGACTTGTTGTTCTTTAGTTGCACTCCTATATATATCTTCAATAGATGTGATAGTATTGCTTAGGTTTTTATACAAGTCATCTTGATGCAATTTGACTACTTCATTCTCTACTTGACTGGTAACTATATTAGATTTACCTCCACCAAAGTTAGTATCGGTTGGTTGATATAATAATTCATAGCGTCTGTAAGCTAATTGTCCTTTCATCTCTTTTAAGTTTTTCCAATACTCCTCCATTAAAACTACGTCGCGCTTGTTCAAAGTCATCAACCTACCTCCATTACTTAAACTGTTTCTTCGCTCTCTCTATCTCACGTTCAATATCTTCTATGTCACTTTCTCTTACAAACTTGCTAAAGAGATATACGTTGGTGTATTTCAGTGCATCTAATTCATTACGCAAGATTGAGTTACTACCTAATGCAATCAGTAATGCTATTGCGAGAATTATCGATATTGCTATCCACATTATTTCGTAACCTCCATATTCAAGTGTGCATGATCTGATTGGTTGAATGTATCCACATCATCTTCGCTCTGCAACTTAACGATAAGTTCGTTAGTTAGATATTTACTAAGTTCATACATTCCGATGATGAACCATATTTTTAGTATGCGTTTAATCATTACTACGCACCTCACTTTTAAAATTAATATCTTTTACAGTGATACTATTATGATCTTCTAATAAGTAATAATAACTAGATAAGAAATCTGCTATAACTATAGGATGCTTAACAGCAATCCCTTGTTGAGTATTAACTCCGGACAATTTTAAAAAATACACGTCGCTATAATTGATTACTGAACAATCACCAACAATCAAGGTGTCATCTTCTATTTCAAACTCAATGCCTTTGCTAATTAATTCTGAAGTTATTATTTTGAAATCACTCATTCCGTTCACTCCTTATCGAATATTCCTAATTTTTTATATTCATCTTCTAGCCAACGCCAATTCGTTTTAGGTGGTTTAATACAATTTAATAACCCTTTGACTTCGACTTTCTCTTTAGCTTCTTCTTTACTCTCTGCCTCTACCAACGTCATACGTTCATTCTCTCTAGGTTCTTCTACATTTACATGCACATGGCCTGTGCTGTCTGTAAATTCTCTGATTAGGTATTGCATTATTCTACAACCTCTAAAATCTCATGTTTCATTCTGTATTCTTTGACAGTACCATAGCAGCGTTCTGCAATATCCATAGCACTATCTAAATAAGAAGTTTTAATAGCTTTTTCTATGTTTTTAGTGAAACTGTATACATTTCCAAATGCATTTGTTGATACGTACAAGCCACTCTTTATTTCAATGATATATTTCTTGTCATTTTGATTATCTTCCATTCCCACTCACTCCTTAACTTGTTTAATTAATTGAGATATAGCACATATCGTAAACACTAAAAATAAGAAACCATAATCCCACTCATCTTTTACTTCTGTACCTACTAATTGAAATAATAATGAAATTATGAACATTCCTATTAAACCGCAGAATGTAGCTCTCACTTCCCCAGCACCTCTTTCACTTTTTCTAATATGTCTTTACTCCCCTGTGCTTCCGTATGCTCCACGTTCTGATTCTTCATCAAACTCTTGCACCTCCGTTGGCTCTGGTAACATTACTGGCG